TGCTATTACTTGTGTCAAGCCCAGTGGAACAGTTTCCCAACTGGTTGACTCATCTTCTGGCATTCATGCTCGTCACTCTCCCTATTATATCCGTACTGTGCGTGGAGATAATAAAGACCCATTAACTCAGTTTATGATTGACTCAGGTATTCCTAGTGAGCCTGATGTTATGAAGCCTGATGCTACTACTGTGTTTAGTTTTCCCATGCAAGCACCAGAAGGAGCTGTGTGTACGGCTGATATGACAGCATTAGATCAACTAGAAATGTGGTTGATGTATCAACGTAACTGGTGTGAACATAAGCCTAGTGTAACGATTAACGTTAAGTCTGATGAATGGTTTGAAGTAGGAGCATTTGTGTATAAACACTTTGATGAAATGTCAGGTGTGTCGTTCCTTCCGTTTAATGAACATACTTATCAACAAGCACCTTATCAAGAGTGTACTAAAAGTGAGACTGTTTACCATAAAGAATGGAAAGGAGAATGCGACGAGGATGGTAATGAAGTTTACGAAAACACAGGTGTCATACTTACTCACAGCTATGAAAGTCTTTTAGGCCGTATGCCCAAAGCTATTGATTGGGATAAACTAGCTGATTATGAAAAGGAGGACAACACATCAGGAATGCAAACAATGGCATGTACTGGTGATGTTTGTGAGATGGTAGACATTACTTAATGCAACTTGAACTCTTTGAAAAACTAAGTCCTTCTCCTTGTGAAGAGGGCTTAGAATGTAACAACTGTGGTATAGTTCAACCAGTTGATAACTTTCAACACATGGCAGCAGGAGAAATAAAAAGAAAATGTAGGACTTGTGCTAGAAATCAATCGGGACTTATAAAGCATTTAAAATCTATACATCCCTATCCCACTGAGGAATACTGTTGTCCTATATGTAATAGGGATATAAAAGAGTTAAGTAGGACAGGTCAAAAAATGCTGCAGTCTTGGGTGCTAGATCACTGCCATGATACTGAAACCTTCAGAGCTTGGGTTTGCTTTAACTGTAATACAGGATTAGGTGCATTTAAAGATAGCCTTGAAAGAATAACAAAAGCTAAAATTTATCTGGAAGATCATATACAAAAAACAAAAGGAGAAGTAATATGATATGGGTTTATACAGTAGTAATGATGATGATAGAACCGACAACAAGTGAAAAAACTTTTATAGTGTTTTCGCCAAACACTGCCTTTACAACCGAAGAATCCTGTCAAAAATGGAGAGAAGCGGATATGATAAGGCTTTACAATTCAAGACCAAATGAAAGTGCAGAGGCAATGAGTAAATGTACTTCATTTCCCTTTAATGTGGATAAAGGTGTATAGACATTGACAAACAAATCCACATATGATATAGTTGCGTTGAAACTAAACAAGGAAGTAACATGACTAAGTGGACTTTACCAAAAGATAACTTTAACCCTGTAAGTAAACCCTTACACTACAACACAGGAGAAATAGAATGTATTGATTACATTAGACAGGTACTAGGTGTTGAAGGTTTTATCGCATACTGTCATGGCAACATGATTAAATATCAACACCGTCACAGGTACAAACAAAATCCTGTAGAAGATATGGATAAGGCTGACTGGTACATGCAAAGAATGAGAGAAGCTATGAAAGAGGTACATAAGTGAAGCCATACGAACGAGGTAGACGTGACTTTACGGTAGGTAATATTTCTAATCCTTACCGTAAAAACTCTAAAGATAATAGAGATTGGGAGTATGGTTTTAACAAAGCCTACTTCCTTAATTTAGATAAGGTAAAGAACATTGAGTCAAAAAAACTTAGCCGAAGAAGCCAAGAAATACGCTAACAAAAAACGTACACCTAGAACACTTAAGCCCCTCACTTCCCGAAGGTATCTAGCAGGACAAGCTCTTGCTGGAATACTCTCAAATAGTAGAGGGGCTTTAAATATGTCTGAGGTAAGGCGTTCAGCATATGAGTGGGCAGACTTTATGTTAGAGGAAGAAGATTAGTAGGGTAGAAGGTTATCTAGCTTAAACTCTTTAGCTTCTAAAAACGCATCTAAATTACCCAGTTGCTGTAAGGCTTCTGAGGTCGTTCCTATGTCCGCAAAGTCAGCAAACTCCATGTCTATTCCCATGTCTCTTAATGCTGCATCAAGTTTTTTAATACCACCTCTAGTGCCAACCATTTTTATCATCTTAGCCAAGACTCTATCATTAGCTTCGTCAGCACCAATCTCCATAAATTCTTTTGTAAGGGCTTTAGCTCTTTGCAAGACTTCTTTAACACGCTCTTGTTTTTCTTCTAAAGACTTGTCTTTCATTACACCAGACTTTAAAAGTCTCGCAGCTCCGTACTCTCCAAAGGTATTAAACATTTCTGCATATCTGTTGCTACCTTTAGCAGAACCACTTTGATAAAGAGCCATATCAGCTTTAAAATCTGCTCTACCTATCATGTTCATTATTTTTGACAGGTTAGATACTTTTACTTCCCTTGTGCCAATAATCTTACCAGCATCTTGAATCTCTTTACCTACTGCTGCTCTATATCTTTGAGGTGCTAAGTCTCCTCCTATGGAACCAATTATTTGATCCATGTAGCGAAAGCTATCATTTACAAACCTATTATTATCTCTCCTATCAATCGCTACATAGTCTGATCCTCTGGCTAATCCTACTATTTGATTAACTGGGTCTAGAAATCTAGTGGTGCCTGATATAGCTTGGCTACCCATTTTAATACCAACCTTTTGTAGTTCTTTGATAGCTGATACATCTCCCGCAATAGCAGCAGCAAGAGTACTTCCAAGCCCGTCTACCGTCTGGTTAAGCTGACGTGTAATAGCTCCTAGTCCAACTGTCTCTGCAATCTGAGCAACTTCTTCTGTAGATACTTCTCCACCATGTGTGTAGTAAGACATAATTCTAGCACCTGCCTTTAGGTGGGAAAGAGGAAAATCGTACTTATCAGTTACTACAGCACCAAACCTGTCTCTCTTTTGATCCCAAGCTAGTCCTTCGTCCCTGTTGAACTTCTCGTTATCAGATAAAGCATACATTGTACCCCAACCTATAGCTGCTCTTACTGCTAACTCCTTAGCTGTTTTTTCCTTGTACACTTTACCAGTAGCCGCTTTAAGTACAAGCGCACCACCAGATGACTCTACCATAAAGTTTACTGTGTTGTTAAAGAAACGACCAAAAGGAACTAATAAACCAAGTCCGGGAACATTACGTGCTTGTTCAATAGTTTTTGGTATAAGACCTAACTTTTCATAAGATTTAGAATAGGTAGCTTTTTGAGTTTCTACCACAGCAGTAGCAACAGCATCTGCAAACTTTTGGCTCTTCATTGCTGATCCAGCCATCTCGTCATTAAAAAACTCACTCCAACTTTTTTTAAAGTTAATTCTTAGTACTTTATCCAGTTGATAAGTAAACTCTTGAGATTTAGTAATAGCATCTTGGGCTGTAACAAAAGTAATTCCTTGTATTACATCAACTGTTTCATCAGCAAAACGTCCGTATGCTGTCTGATTAGGATTAAATGTAGATGCCTTTCCTGTATCTACTCCTCCGCTCAGTGTTTCAGATAACTCTTTTAGCAGTTTTGGATTTTTTACTGCAATAGCTTTAAACGCATCGTATGTCATGTTGGGGTCAAGCAAGTTTCTTACTCGTTGACGATTAGCTCTAGCTAGAGAACTGGCTACATGCATTGCTTCTTGTGATTTCTTTTGATTACCAATAACCCTATACATACCAGCTAGAGGTAGTTGCATAAGTGCCACACCCATATCAGCAGCAGAGTTCATTGAAGTAGCGGCACCCCAACCAACTAAGTTTAAAGCAGAAGTAGAAGGGTTAGATACCAACAACCTAATAATCCTGTTTTGATTAGCCCTTACACCTTCACCTACGTATTGTTCTACAAACTTTTGAAACTTGTTTAATTGTTCAGGTTGTGACGTATCAATACCATACCTTTTAATTCCAGCTAAATCATCAAGTTTTATATTCTTTGCATCTGCTTCATTCAGACCTAGTTCCTTTGCGGCTCTTGATAGTGCAGACTGAAGTGTTGCAGCATCACTAATTTTAGCTGCAAATAATTCTGCAAAGTTATCCATATTAATTTGAGCAACTTTACTTGTACCATCTTTGTCACTTTTAATAGTTACTTGAGTAACACCTGTAGCTTTTTTAAAGTCTGAAATATATTTTGCCGCTACATTCTCAAACTCTTCTTCTCCCACATCACCAGCAAACTTGTGTCTTTTGGTACTAACCAAAGCATCCAAAATAAATTTACTAATGGTGTCATTCTTACCTCTCCTACGAAAGACATAGCCCTGCTCTGACATTGCCTCTACTATTCCTCTGATGCCTAGATTAGTATCTCCAAGCAACATTTTAGTAAAGAACTGATCATCAAGCTCCTCTAGTTTAGGTGGCTTAACAGGTCCAATGAAAGCTTCATCTACCTCTTGAACCTTACCTTTTTCTCTTAGGTTTGTTTTTCGTCCCTCACTTACAAGCTTCTTCCAGCTACGAAGTACACCTTCATTACCACCTGTGGCTTCATTGTCAGCTAGTCTTAAGTTTGACCTGTTAAGATATTGAACTTCTCCATCTGGAAATTGAACAACAACCTTACCATCTTCAAATCCAAGAACAGAACCCCTAGGTGTTTCTACTATCGCACTATCTACGTCAGCTTTTCCCGGACCTTTTTTTATTACTTCATCACCAGCAGAAAAATTAAACCCAAACATATCAGTCATACTAAGAAGTGGAGTTTTATTTACCTCTACATTAGTAGCTAAACCTAAAGCTTCTGTTCCTAAAAAGTCTCCTGAACCTCTCCCTAAAGTAGCGGCACCTACAGCACCACCTAAAACAATAGTACCAAGGGCAGCAAAACCCAAGGAGTAGGGGTTAATCTCTTCCTGTACATCAGTACGTACTAAACTGTTCTCGTAAGCGTATGTAGTTCCTATGGCTTGTACAGTGTCCACTGCTACTGTACCAGCTACTTCCCTTACTACTGACTTCTTGCCTTCTTTTTTAGCAAGACGTTTAGCAGCTTCTGCACTAATACGTCCAGACTGTCTAGCAAAAACTTTTTTAGCAGCTTCTTCTGCAGCTTTCTTAGTGGCACCTTTTGCAAGTTGTCTTTTCATAGCCTCTTTAGCCATGATCTGTGCGGCCTTAGTACCAGCTTTCATGCCACCACTAGCAAACAGTTTACCCACACCAAGACTTACTAAGTTTACTGGGTCTGCAAGAAAGGAACGAACATAGTCCCAAGTACCACCAGCAGCTTCACCAAAGCTAGTCTCATCACTATACAGATTAGCCATACCTTCAAACAGAGTATAAGCTTCTCCTACTTTACTTAGTTCTTCATCATCAAGACTGTTAAGATATGCAACCTCAGACACAGCACGTGTAGTATTACCACCAGCAAAACCCCGCATGTTGTTCATAAACATACGAGTTATGTCTTCTCTGTTGTAGTTGTCACCCTCTTCAATATTATAGCGGTTCTTCATGTATTCAGACACGGTGCCATAATATTTATCACCTACTAGATCGTCCTCAGTGTAAGTACCTTTTTCAAGGGTAGTAACATCAAGAGGTTGTGGGGTTTGAGGTTGTTGAGTAGGTACACTCCACCCTTCTGGTAATGTAGTTATATTATCTTGTTGTTGAGTAGGTACACTCCACCCTTCAGGAAGAGTTGTTATGTTTGCTTCAGGAGTTTCTGTTTCTTGGTCCTGTAAAGAAGGTACACTCCATCCTTCAGGAAGAGTTGTTGTTGCCATTATTGAATTACCTTAAATTCAGTTCCGTCCCATTCAACAGCATCATAAGAATTTCCATTCCATCTTTGAAGTTGACCGCTAGGGTCATAAATAATGTCCCCTACTCTAATATTTTCAGGGTCTACTTGGGGTAATGTCGGCATAGGATTAGCAGCAGGTACATCTGATTGACCAGAAGAAGGTCTAGGAAAGGCAGAACCAAAGACTTGTGGTTGGTCTCTGTTTGCTTCTTCTAAAATATCCCAAGCTGTTTGACCGAATAAATAGTCACGTGCAGCATTATCTCCTGCTTTTGCATCTAACTGTGCAGCGCCTAACTCATCTATTTTTCTTTGTGTATCTGTATCAGGATCAGTTATTTTCTTTAAATTACGTAAACTTTCTGCAAGTAGGTCATTTGTTTTAGCATCCCAAATAGTTCTTTGCCTTGCATACTCTTCAGAAGTAGTCTGATTCATACCCAGTTTCTTTGGGTCAATAATTTTATACGTGGTAGTAGGAGCAGCAACAGGTGCAGAAGCCCTTGCAAGAAAGTCAAAGTAAAAATCATCGTCTTGAATGTCACCTTCAGCAAACTGACTATATAAATCACCCCTGTTAGCAAACTCTTGCAATGCAGCATCTGGATTATTACTTGCACCAATAATTTTAAAGTTAGCTACTAAGTCTTCACCAGTAACAACAAAGCCATTCTTTTCTTGTGCTTTTCTTACAGCATCAGCAGCCTTTGCTATTAAAGCGGGGTTGTTGCCAAAGCTACCTAACCAGTCATTGCCACCTTCTACTTCTCCTACTAATTCTTTAAGAAAAGATAAATCCTGTACCATAGCTTGAGTAGGCTTACGATCATTAAAATATTTTGTACCAGCGGCTGCTAGAGCAGTAAATCTTTTGTCTTTAATGCCACGAAGAAAATTAGCTTGAGCCTGTTCTTTAGCATCCAGACTATCTTGACGAATAAGTTCCCGCCACTCTTTATCTTCTTGTGCCTTAGCAGCAGCAGCTTGTTCCGCCGCTAAACCTTTTTGGCCCTCTAGTAGACCTACAAAACTTATAGCCATTTAAGCTCTCCTTGCCATCAAACCAGCAGGTTTATCTTCTACCACTGGTTCTTTATCTTCTTTTATAGGAGCATCATCTACGCCTAACCTGTCTAGTATTTTCTTTGCAGAAGACATTTGACGAGAGTAAGTTTTTACCTTCTTAGCTTCTTTATCTTCAAAGCCTTCCTCAAAATCAATACCAGCAGCTAAAGGAATACCACGTATAAACTCATGTAAGACTGGACCTATGCTTAAGCTAATATCTATGTTATGGATACCTTGCATAACAGCACTACGCATCACAGCCTCTGTCAGTGTTTTAACATCTACTCCTGCCTCAATAAAGTCTAGTATATCTTCAGCGGCCTCTTCATTATTTAAGTGATCTATGTGGTGCATGATTGCTTCATCCACATTAGTAATCTCAGGTGGGTTCTCATAAGGAGCGTTCTTAGGTTCAGTAGTAAGAGACTGTCCCGGAATTGGTCTATCGTACATCATATTTTTTATCTTCCTTTATAGAAACCCATAAATTTTTGTAAGTACTCAGGTGCAGTTGTGTATCCATCACTAACATTACCAGCTTCTCTTACAGGTTTTCCTGTAAACCAAACAGATGCAGCGTCTTCAACTGTACCGTACTTGTTGTAATATTCATTTATTTTATATTCTGTAACATAGGCTTGTGCGTCAGGATTATCTTTAAAGTCCTCTACTGACATTTCATAACCGAGAGCTTGTTTTGTCCATTGTGATACATTTCCGGGCATAATAGCATATTCACCAATAGCTCTTTGACCTTTGTACATACCTTTTTTAACAAGAGGATGATTTGTATTTTTACCACCACTGCTCTCAGCCATACTAATTGCATTTACTATTTTAGCAACAGTACCAGAAACTTCTTCAGAACCACGTGTAGATGAGTCTTTAGGACCGGGTTCTAAATTAACACCAAAGCGCCTTAAAAGCTCATCTTCTTTTAGCATCCTATCGCCATAAACACTTGCCTGATCAGCCAAAGCTTTATTTTCTGCTACTAAATAGCTCATCATACTTTCTTTAAAATTACTTTGACGTTCTTGCAAATAAGTAGGGCGACTCATTAAGCTGCCTACTTCTGGTTTACTTTTTAAAGAGCCATCAGTTCTTGACTTGTAAATTGCAGGTCCACCTTTAATTGTACCCACAGATTTAGCAAGGTTTAGAGCTTCTGATGCTGCATTTGTTACAGCATTTTCATATGCATCCTTAGAATATGACATTTATTTTTCCTTATGAGAATAGAAATCTATACATAAATTCAGACTTAGCAGCATCTTCTTGTGCATCTATTTGTGTACGTACACTGCTTAAGTCTTTATCTGCTACTACTATTTTGAGATTTCTTTCTGCAAGACTTTCCCCTGCAGTAAAAGCATAGGCCATCATATCTCTTTCACGTTGCCAGATTTGATTGATAGCATTTTCTGTAAGACCATTTTCAAACTTAGCATTAGCCATGTTAGCCTCATTCTCAGCAGCAGTATTAAGAGTAGAAATATTCTGCCTCCACTGCGCATTAGCCTGAGCCACGACAAGAGTATTAGTAGCATTAAACTGGTCTCGTTGATTTTTCATCTCAGCGTTAAACTTAGAGATTGCATTGGTCTCACCAGCATTAAATTGATTCATGGCATTAGTCTGTGTTGTGTTAAACTGTGAAATTTGTGAGTTAAGGCTTGCCATAAATTGATTAGTTTGATTCTTGCTTGTTGCATTAAATTGTTTAGAAGCATTCTCAGCAGCAACATCAGTAAGTAATGCCTGTTGTATAGCTTGAGCTTTAAACATAGAGGTTTGCTGTGTATTATTTAAGTTAGCCATATCCATTTGCAGGAAGTTTTGAGCATTCTGTACAGCAGCCTGTTGCTCATTACTTAGATTAGTTAAATCCATCTGACTCATAGCAGCAGCATCAGCCATAACCTTAGCGTTTACTGCCGACATATTAGCAAGATTTGCAGTCTGTGTCAACCTTGCATTTTCTAAAGCTATCTGCTGATCAGCAGTAAAGTTCATGTTAGCAATGTCACTAATCTTAGCGGCATTAGTTACACGTGCTTGAAACTCTTGATTAAAGTCTAACTTAAGAAAGTCAGCACGTTGTTGTGCAGCAAACAAGGCAGTCTGTTGACGGTTACTTAGGTTCTGTGCCTCAAACTGTGCTACTACTTGTGCATCTTGTTGTGCTATAGGTAGCGCAGACTCCATAGTGGCCTGTATGATAGCTTGTCCAGCCATACTGCTAGACCCTAAGCCACGTGCAGCCATAGCTGCTGTAGCGGCTCTCATGGCTCCTGCAGCCCAAGGAGGTGTAGCACCACCCTCAAAGTCTTGCATTAAACCTTCAAGCTGTCCCTGTACTGTAGCTTTCTTACTTGGGTCAGCAGTAGCAGCTTGAATGTCAGTTGCTTCTTTTACTGCAGCCATGTCTACAGCAGAACCACTAATCATCTCACCTTCTTCTACCTTACGAGCAGGAGGGGGAACTATCTGAGTAGGATCAGTAATCTGAACAATATCCTCAGTACCCAAGGCGGTCATCTTAGTTGGATCACCTTTAGCAGCAGTAACTTGGGCTTTATCAGATACAGTACCTTGTGCTGCTGTTACCTTGTCTAACTCGTCTTGTGTCTTATCTGCTACTGCTGATGCAGATATTGTTTCTGGTGTTAGTTCAGAAGAAGGAGTAGCTTGAGAAGCAGTTACACCTGTAGCTGTAGCCTGAGTTGTTACATCACCAACTTGACCCTTACTTTCATCAAGAATTTGATTGGGGTCTTCTGTCATCTTAACAGGGGTAACAGTACTAGCCATGCTCTTTGGATCACTGACAGACTTGTACGACATATCACTAATAGCTTTATTTTTTTCTTCGTTTGCCTTTTTTTCTTCTTCAGCTAACTCTTCTGGTGTTTTAGCTGTGTTAGCATTTTCATCAGCAGTAGTAGTTGCTGTAGTAACAGTTCCACCTTCTGCCATCTTTTTAATTCCCCCAACTGCATTTTCTGCTGCTTGCATAGCCATATCATAAGCACTAGAATTTCCCGGAGTGGACTTAATAAACTTGTCCATTTCCGTATTATCTACTTTACCTTTGTAGCCCATAGTTTGAACCACTTTATGCTTCTGCTCTGGGGTAAAACCTGCAAATTTCATTATTAAAATCCGTCCTTTAATCCGTCAAGTATATCTTGAACTGATACTTTTTTCTTAGCATTAGGTGTATATCTACACATAAATTGTTTTGGGCATTCCTTAAAACTGTAGCTAGGATAATGATATCCTATTGTACCATTAGGGCCACGGTAAATGCAAACTTTTTCTTCTCTTATCTTTACTCTTTTTGCTAGTTGGCATATTACAAACTCAGGGCTGCTTAATAAACCTGCCAACACTAAAGGCATAACTGTAAGTATACTCATTAACTAACTCCTAGTATTACTAAATAAATGCCCCCACCTAATGTACCAAGAATTA